GCGATCGAAGACCTTAGCGAACCAGTCGGCGGAAACCGCCTCCTGCATCTCGACCAGTTCGTAATCCAGAATTCTCAGGCGCTGCTGCTCGAGGTACGGAGTGAAGCTCCACCAGATCAACCCGACCGCAGTGCCGGGCCTGTCGCAAGCCGCGACAGTCGCAAATATGTGCATGGGACGCGCGCTCAGAGCTTCGAAAGCCTCGGCCGGCTCGCCGTCCAGTAACAGTGCCCGGTGCGAGAAGTACGTGCCGCTCGGCTGATTGCGGATCATTGGCGACAACGCATAGCGCAGCGCGTCGATGAGGTGATTGTTTTTGTCCTCGGGATCAGGCAGCGGCAGGCCCGATAGGCGATCGACCTTGAACGAGTAGCTGCGGCATTCGTCGAGAAAACGCGTGCAGTTGGGACTGATGACGATCTTTGCGAAGCTGCGCAAATAGGCGATGCCGTCATCAATGCTGCCCGCCCATTTTGAGGCGCTGCGCGCGTTGGGAATGCCGTTTCTCGCCAGATAGGACGTGCTCTCCGGGCGCGATGCATCCGCGAGAACCACGTACTTTGAGATACCCGGTATCGCCGTTTCTAGCGCTGCGGGAAGCGCATCGATGTCGCAATTTAGCGCCCAGAATTCAGCGTCGACGTACAGCGTGCGTGTGTCATCGTCAACGAAGCAGCGAAGCGCCGCGCTCGGATCGCGGCTGAAGCCGTAATCCAAGCCGTGATGCGGACCGCTCCACTCCGGGCGCACCCGGAATTCTTCGACAACGAATTTGCCGCGCAGGATGATCGCGTCGCTGACCTGGCGGCACTTGCCGAGCCAGACGTGCGCATAGGCGTCCTGGTCGACCGATTCAAGGTATGCGCGCTCGCGCTCCAGCTCGGCGGGAAACCATGGGTTATCGGCGAAGGTTAAATGCTCGTAGCCACAGTCCGGTGGCCGTGCCGTGATGAACCGTCGGTACACCGGATCCTCGGGGCTGTCGGGATTGAGCGAAAGCCAGATTTCGCTACCCGCCGCGCGGATCGTCGGAATCAGTGTCTCAAGGCTCCGATCGCTGATGCCTTCGGCTTCCTCGACGTAGGCGAGCGAGATATCCTCGATCGACTTGATCTTGCGCACGTTGTCGCGCAGGCCTTCGTACAGCACCTCGCTGCCGTTCGCGGCCGTGATTGAGTGCTCCTTCATGTCGAACCACGGCGCCAGGCCCATCGCCTCGATGCGGTTACACAGCAGCTGGTGCACGCTCTCGCGCAATGAGCGCATGTGCTCGCGGCAGGCCAGGATTCGCACCTTGCGGGCGAGCGCGCGCAGCACCAGCGCCGTGGCAAAGCTGTAGGAGCGGCCAGACCCGCGGCCGCCGCTTGCCACGCGGTAGCGGCTCGGCACCTGTGGGTGCAGGAGCGCGAAGAGCTTCGGGGCCAAGGGAACAAATCGAACGCCGGCAATGCTCACCTGACAAGGCGGCGTGACGGCCAGGAGGGCAATGTGCTCGGCGAGCTGTAGGCGGATCCCGCGCAGGCGCTCATCGAAAGTCGCTTCGGCCTCACCGAGGCCGCGCCAGACCATGACAGGCGTATTGCGCGCGGCCCGGTGCTGGTCGATGGTCGCTCGAGCTTGCGCCATGGTGCGCGACAGGGAGGTGCCGAGGGTCATACCACGCTCCCGGCGCGCAGGCGCAGTACCTCAGGGGGGTGCCCCCCGAGCGCCTCCGCGATGTCGTCCGCACTGAGTCCTGCGGTCCCGGACACCGTGGACGCCGGAAGCGTAGCCTGTATTTCGCAACATTTCCCGCGATTGGAGGTACTAGAGTCGATGGCCGGTAGAGCTTGCCGAGGAGCGGCACATGGCCAGAGTTGAACGAATTCTTCGACTGATGCGCAGGACGTTAGTGACGATAGGCCCCTTGCTTCCGGTGCTCGTGGCGCTGATCGAATGGCATAACCACCTTCGACCCTGAGAGCCGTGCAATTAATTGCACGCGAGACGGCTGGGACGAGGAGCGCCGAGGTTTGCTGGCACCGCTGGGTGGCGTCACGCGGCCGCGAGGACTCGCTGGACGGTGCTGACACCGCACTCGAGTTCGCGCGCGATCTTGAGCTTGCCGAATCCCTGCGCGCGCAACTCCCGGATGCGCTCCTCAGTACGAGAGCTGACCGGCCGGCGGCCCAGCTGCTTGCCCTTGGCGCGCGCCCTGGCGAGGCCTGAGTGGATGCGCTCGCGGATGATCTCGCGCTCAAGCTCGGCGAACACGCTGCACATGCCGAGCATGGCCCGCCCGGTCGGTGTCTCGCTGTCGATGCCCTGCTTGAGCAGAAAAAGGCCCACGCCAGCACCGCGCAGGTCCTCGACGAACTGCGCCAGGTGCAGCACCGAGCGCCCCAGACGGTCCACGCTCCAGGCCGCCACGATGTCGAACTTCCCAGCCACGGCGTCTTTGCACATGCGGTCGAAGGCAGGGCGCTTGTCGCGGCCCTTGGCGCCGCTGACGCCGTTGTCCGAATACAGCTCGATGACCATCCATCCGCGCTGCTCAGCCGCTGCAGCAAGCTCGCGGCGCTGATTCTCGACGGTTTGCGAGCCAGTGCTGACCCGCAGGTAGAAGGCGACGCGCTTTCCCTTGCCCATGTCGAGATCCTCGGTGAATTCCTGCATGGACGATACCTCGTGCATATACGGTAATCAAATGTATTCGTATGCGTCAAAAGGACTGCGATAAGCCTATGAATGGATAAGACCAGAGTGTCAACATTTCTAGATGGTTTTCCGTATAGGGTCATGGGTTGCCCTCGATGAGCACGGGCGTTGGATCGGAGCCCGGCATTTCGGGCGAGGCGGGCAGCAGTTCGATTGCGCCGGCGCCGTTGAGCCTCACGAGCTGTTCGCGGATGAGCGCGGCCTCGCGCAACTCTTGCTCGATGCGGGCAAGGCCTGCTCCCTGACACAGGATAAATGCCATCTTCGTGCCGACCTCGGGCAGCAATTCGCCCGCCCGCACCTGGCCATAGACCCGGTTGAGTTCGCGCCTGTACGCGCTGACGGTCTCGAGGTCCTCGAGCCTCACCGGCGGCAGATTCTCGGGCGAGAGCAGTTTCACATCGCCGCCCCCCAGCCGGGCCTTGCGCTCGGCTTCGTCGCGCTGCCGCTTCCTCTTCCGCCACTGCGCGCCGCTTAGTCTCTGTTTTGCCATTGCTCCTGCCTCAAGGGTGATTGCGTTCGATGGGAGACAGGGGGTGTACGCCCGGGCGAAAACGGGCGCTGTGCCCCCACAAAATTCTTGCCAAAATTCTCGTGCGCGCACCAGCCAAGAACCCACCAGAGCAAGAGCCCAGAGCATCCGTACTGCCTACTGTCTTCAGTGATCCTTCCCCTTGGTAAGCATTCAGAATGTGGTTGTGGATGTAGATACGGTCGGTCGGCGTCACGGTGACCGTCTCGCTGAGCGTATCGCTGACCGAATCGGTGAGCGTGGCGGTGACCGTATCGGTGACCGTGTTGCGTTCATTCATGACCGCACTCCTGATCGTGATCCTGGCCGTTGGGCTTCGGCTCGCTTTTGCCGCGCGTGCGCTTCTGAGCGGAATCGCGGCCGGCTTGGGCTCGTGCGTTATAGACCCGCAGAGCCTCAGTACGACGCTCCTCGAGTTCTGCGTTGACGAGTCGGCCCTGATTGTCTGCCGCCCACCATGAGGCTATAGCGGGCCAGAGCTTCTTGAATTCGCCCGTGCTCACGCCGAGCATCGCGGCGATGCGTGCTTGCTCGCCAGGCAAAGGCCCTGTGATCCAGGACTGCGCCAGCAAGTCAGTCAGCGCGCCGCGTTGCTGCAGAGTCAGGGCTCGCGTGCGGGCGATGTAGTCGCTGACGTACCAGGGCATCCACGCCAACGTCTGAGCCGGTGACGGTGTGCTCATGCGCGACGCTCCTGCAGCACCTGATTCCAGTCCTTTGCCGGTTCGGGCGGCGCCTTGATCTCGAACCGCACTCGGCCCTGCAGGCGCTCTGCGAGCCGCGCCGCGGCGCCCAGGCCCGCAACATCGGCATCCGCGAATACGACCAGGTGCTTCACTTCGGGAGGCGGATCGAACTTTGCGAGGAGCGACGTATTGAGGGCTGCCCACACGGGCATGCCGTTGTGCAGCTCGATCGCGCTGAGCGCGGTCTCAATGCCCTCGGCGATGCCGAGCGTCTCGCCGTCGATCGGACTCAGACGTACAGCGCAGCCGATGCGGCCGGTCAGCGGGGACAGGATCTTGCGAGGCTCGTGATCGCGGAGCTTGCGGCCGTGCTCCAGGTAGGTGATGTGCGCCGTGACGAGTTCGCCCGCCAGGTCGCGCACATCGGCTAGCAGCGCTGCATATCGGCCGGTCCGCCGCGCGCCGTCGAAGTATTCGACTGACGGGTGCGCCCGCAGCGCGCAACCCTCTGGCAGCGGCCAGCAATGTCGGCTCGCGAGGTACTCGACCGCCTCCCCGCAATCGATGACGGCGCAGCGCTGGCGCCAGAGAGACAGGACGCGC